GACCCTAAAGATTGTATTTCTTTAACTCTAGCTGTTTCTTCTTTTCTCGCTTTAGCGATTTGTTCTTCAACATTAACTTGAGAAGTTTCCACTTTTGGATTTTCTTTAGCTTTTTCCATTGTGTTTTTTCCAGTTATGATCTCAATAGTTTCTTTACGACTATCTTGATCGGTTGAACTATCATATCTACTACGTCCTACGCCAACAGTTGTGTCTGCTGGTACGGAAACAATAGACGCTTCCAATGGTTTCCAATTAACACGATAAGTTGGACTATCCTTGTCCTCATCATCGCCTTTAATTCTATCCATCTTCATTATTTCGTAGCCCACACTCACATTACTGCGAATGCCATCTACGACATCACGAAAAACCTCATCAGCTAGTTTTGATTTACCAAATCTCACGACTGCACGACCTACCTTGTCGGCATCGCTGATTTTAGCTTCTTCTATGACTCCTATTTGCTTTTCTAAATCGTGGTTGAGCAATAAAGGCGCACGACCACTAGCAATAAATGAAAAATCCACATCTTGCGGATTATGACTTAAAATTTCTGTTCCAAAACTTCTATCGTATGGTTCTTCAGAAGAAAATGCCAAGTCAACAGTTCTGTTATCTTCGCTAATCTCCTTTTTATTAAAACCAAATACACGATATAGTTTGTCCTTATCTGATTTCTGTATCACTACTTTTTTCTGAATTTGCTTTTCAGTTTCCATATTCTTTTCGACTTCTTGTTTGTTAATTTTTTGTTGTCCTTCTTTAAGAGATGATAATACATTAATTTCTGTACTAAATTCTTTGCTGTTCCCTTCTTTGTTAAAGCCATTATCTTTTTCGTTTTGTTTTATTGTCATATAATTAATATCTATTATTTTTCTTCTTCTTCTTCAACCTCTTTTGGTTGATTTTGTTGTATTTGCTTTTGTCCAAAAGGTTCAAAAGCTAATTGAATTCCAAATTTATCGGCTAATTCCTTATCAGATTGTATTTGACTAAATACATCTTCAACATCACGACCATAACTTGCTTGAACGTCTTGATGAGATAAAAAGCCATTTTCTACACCTACTTTTAATGCTTCAACTTCTTTTTTAGGATCAATCCACTGCCAACCTCTCGCTCTCCAAATAGGTTGATTAAATTTAGAAAATTTAGAAGCTGGAAGCCCATTTAATAAATCTGTTAATAAAACCATTTCTAACCAATTAGCATAAACAATATCGTGAAAATTTCTAATGATCTTATATTGTTCACATTGAAAATAATTTCTTTCTTCTAATGCACCTTGTCGAATACTTGAATAATTAACGCTCTCTAAATCGTTTGCTAGTGTATTATAACTTACATTTAAACTACTTGCGATTGACCGAACTATCGCTTTTGTAAAATCTTTAAAAGCTGTCGTTGGGTGTTGAGGATCAAACGTCTGAAAGTCTGTACCAGTAGGTAATTGTTCAAACGTACCAGGTTCAGCAGACATAACTGGATTATTTGTATTTGTTTTATCTTCTCCAGTATAACTATCGGCATCTGCGGATTTAAAAAAGCCCATCTTACTAGCCCCAACTCTTGCGGCAACCAGTTCGGCTTCCATATAACCATCTAACATTTTTAAATCTTTTAAACAGGAAGATAATGGTGGAATGCCTCTTGTTTGATGTGGTCTTTCCTGATGATAAAAATGAATAATCTCATTTGCTGGTACAACATTATATTTTGTACCTATATAAGAAGCTGCACTTAAATTTAGATCATCGTTTGGGTGTCTTTTTAATAAATGATAATTAATTGGCTTACCAAACTTGTTAATTTCAATTCCCATTCTAACTTCATTCTTATTTTCCAAAACTATATTGAGTTCCGTATCTAAAAAATCAGCTTCAATAAATTCGATAGCAAATTTATAAGGATTATCAAAATTTTTAATAATTCTAACTAAAACCTCTCCATCTCTTGCAAATGTTTCAGCAAATAATCGTTGGCAATCTACCCAACTCATTTTATTATCAGCAGTACAATTATAACCCCATTCTTTCCAACGTCTTTCGATCATATTATTAGCAAATGAATCTAAAGCACCATTCGGATCACGACTTCTTACTTGAAGATGAACTCCTTTAGCACCAATAACATTATCCGTATAAACATTTATAAATCTTCTAGCATAAGCATTATTTCTTGCTAAATCTCTTGACCGATTTCTTAAAACTCTTAAACTTTGTTTAATTTCAGTATCAGCAGATTTAGATGTCTGAATAAAATTACTTAATAGTCTATGCGTTCCAGCACCAGAATAAAAAGACCTTTTATTTGATTTTCTTTTAAATAAATTTCTAATTCGTTCAAGATATGTCATTAAATTGTACCTTTACTACTCTACCTGAGCCCTCATTATTTCCAGTTCTAAATTCGGCAACTTCTTTTTTATATTCTGCCCTATAATAATCTCTCCATCTTAATAATTCCTCAACTGTTAATTTATTAAGTGAACGCCCAGCTATTGAATAACTTGAAACGTCTGCATCTGCTCTATTTTCTAATATGCTCTCAATTTTATCGAGCATAACTTTGGCGTGGCTTCTAGTATCGCCAGTAGTTGCAAAATAATTATCTTTGACAGTTATTTTTCCTGAATCTATAACTAATTTTTCACTATCACTATCTTGAATGACTTTTAAAACCCAAAAATAATCTCCAGCAGTATAATTAGCTGTCGCTGAATCATCTAATGTAAATGTGTATTCTGTTCCTGACTCTGTAACTGTTGCTGAAAATCTTGTTGAACCATCACTTTCTAATGACGCTTCCCAAACCATCGAATAACTTGATGGTGCATAATCAGCACCTATATCGGTTCGTTTCCAAACAATAGTTTCGCCTTTATAAAAACTTATCGGTTCTTTTTCTGGTATTGTTGTAAAAATATTAGCCATTAATTTTAATCATTCCACGATTTCGCAAAATTACTATTCTTTTGATAATGTTTCAACCTATTTGGGTTGACTTTATTAGGATTATTTGTTTGCACTTTTTTTTGTCTTTGAGCAATCGTATTCAAATCTGCGTTTAATAAAATAAAAGCCGATACTGCATATACTCGACAGTCCAACGCTTCATTTCTCGGTCTCATTAATACCCATTCTCTTTTTTTAAACCCTCTACGATATTTTGTAATTACTTTTTCTGCTGTAAGCTGTCTAAAATATTCTTCATTATATTTTTTAGGAAAATGACAATATCCAGTACCACAATCCTTGATTCTTAATCGTGAATATATCAATTCTTTAGCAGTATCAACGCCTATTGAAAATAAAGGTACCTTTGCTATATTATTTCTATTAGGTCTGCTTGCAATAGACTTACCCTCTCCACCAATACCCTTAATCGCAAATACTCGTCTTGCATATCTTGGCTTACAGAACTTATAAACCATATTTGTATGGTGTCCTGAGTCAATACAAGTAGATACTATTTTTAATTTAGTTTTATTAGGTAGTTCATAGGTTTTAGTTAAAATCATATCAAGTTCTTGCCAGATATTATTAGCTGACGGATCGCCAAATATAATATGATAATCAATGCTCCACGTTTCTTCTTCTAATCCCCAACCAACAACTTCTACCTCTATTCTATCATCTTGAATATCAACTCCAGCAGTTAATAGAACAATATCATTATGTATTTGATAATCTTCACGCCTTTCAAATAGTCCAAGATCATCAATTCTTTCGCCCTCATCTTCCCAGCTTTCTCCAAGATAAGTATTAACAAATACTCTTAATGTTTCAGGCATTTTTTTAGCCATCAGGAATTCTCTTACCGCTTCTTCCATTGTAACCCATACGGAATACAGCCCATTCAGGAAAAAACCAGCCCGACCATTGAATTTCTCGGTAGCTTTCCATTTGCCTTTACTTATATTTTGAACTCTTTGAAAATCAGTCCAAGCTGTATTACAATGTTCACAAATATATCTAGCTGTATCTGGTTCATTCTTCTTCCATTTAACATTCGACCATTTTAATACTTGTAACTTTCTACACTTATGACAAGGAACATTAAACTTACGTTGATCACTTTGTTCGTATGCTTCTTCAATCGCACTAGCCCCTTTTACTGTCGGAGTAGAAGTCATAACCAACTTACTATCCCAAAAGGTAGCACTTCTTCGTTTAGCTAACATAACAGGATTACCTTCTGTTCCAGCAGTCGGCGGGTACCTATCTATTTCATCACATAATACAATTTTAATAGGTCGTGAAGCTAAAGACGCAGGACTATTTGCACCACAAGCAGTTATATGACCACCATCAAATATTTTATGTAATACAGTATTGCCTGAATCTTTACTTTTTACTTCTGCAACTCTATCTTGTAAAATAAAACTATCCCTAATCATCGGAGCTAGTCTATCTTGCGACCAAGCACGAGCCATCTCTAGCGTTGGCTGCACCATTAAAATAGGAGATGGCGCATAGGATATATAATAGCCAATAGCATTAAGTAGGATTTCTGTTTTACCGACTTGCGAGCAAGACATAACAACAACTTCCTGAATAGCTGGGTCATTAATACTATCCATAATTTCAGCTTGAAAGATAGCCCTACTGGTTTCAAATTTACCAGCTTCACTACTGCTTTCAGTAGATAAAAATCTAAATTTATTTGCCCACTGACTTATCGTTAGGTGCGGAGGTGGTTTTATTAGATTTATTGCTGACCTCCACACTTCTCTCATCGCTTGAGATTTCATAAAGTGCCTCATATATTTTATCTTGAAGTATTAATTTAATTTCGTTAGTATTTTTTATTGCAACAACAATAGGAGCAATTTTATTTGGTATTGACAACAATTTTTGCTTTACTTTATTTATTAATTCTAGCCAGGTGCTTTTTACTTCTTCTTTCGGTATTAATTCGCCTGTTGCCTTCATTCTTTCTATTTCTGCTATTTCTGCTTTGGCTTTCATAAGTTTATTTTTATTTTTTATAACATCTTCGGCAGTAAAATCTCCACCAGCTTTAGCTTTTAGAAAATCTATATACCCATGAACACTACTAATTAAATCATACTTACCTCTTTCGGCTTTAGGTATAATATCATCTTTAGCTAACTGTTGAACTCTACGTTCTGTCAACTTCAGTAACTTTGCAATAGCAGTAATATTAAATGAAGTAGCCATTACGGAATATACTTTCCAAGTGAATCTTCGCAATAATGAAAGAAAACTGTTTTACCTTTATATTTGATATAAGTTATTGGTTCATT